AGTTGAATGTGAGACCTTACATGACTTACAAACCATAGGTAGGAAGTCATCAAACTTTTCTGCAATTGGCCCTTCCCATTCTAAGGTAAATATATTAGGATAGTTGAAGTAGTTTTCTATTGCAGTGTCACCTTCTGCATTACCATATGTATCGGGTAACATTGCAGTCTTAAATCCCCATATAATCTGTTTAACTTCAGCTGCTTCGTATCTGTTTCTTGGATAGAATTCATATGAAAAAGAAAAGTCTCTAAATCCTACTCCTTCAAACATCTGTTCTTCCATAGGATTGGATGCTCGACCAGCAAGAAAGTTGGATGCACCACCTGTCATCATAGAACCAAGTTTGTCCATACCTGTTTGGATTGCGCCTGATAATGCAGTTCCCATTACTTCCAGTGTGCCACCATCCCCTTTGCTGAAACCGGCATCTTTCATATTTAATGCACTTCGCATTCCCATACCAACACCTTCAGCTTTATATGATGCAGATATATCACCTTCATCCATTTCATTTGGAACGTACAATGCAATTTCAAGATTAGTCTTGGCAAGTAAATTTTTATTATTCTCACCTTCTCTTTGTTGTCTAGGTAGAGTCCTAAAGATTAGAAAGTTTTCTAGACCATCTCCAATAGGATATTGTAAATCCTTTGTCTTTGTCTCGGGAGATGATTTGGCATATGCTTTTGTTTGTTTAGACGCTTTACTTTTTTCTAATGAAGAACGTCTTTTATCAAGTGTTGCTTGAGCTGCTTCTGCTTGTTGTGCAAGTTTGTCTGCTTTTGAACTTGTTAACGCTCCATAGTCTAAGTTGTTTAGGTCGTAACCTGTTCCACTGAGTTTTGCTTGGATTCCCTTAAGTGATTTAACAGCACTCTTTGCTTGATTTACTTTACTTAAGATTTTGTTGATATTCGGCATTTAGAAACCCTATAAATAGTTATGTTAATTATGGTTACTGTTATTTATGGCATATTCAGGTAAGTTCAAACCAAAGAACTATAAAAAATATAAAGGAGACCCCACAAAAATCTATTATAGGTCTTTATGGGAGCGTAGATTCATGGTTTACTGTGATGATAACTCCAATATATTGGAATGGGGTAGTGAAGAGATTATAATTCCGTACATTTCACCTTTAGATAAACGAGCTCATAGGTATTTTCCCGACTTTTATATAAAGTATCGGAACGCATCGGGCAAAATCCTACGTGAAATCATTGAAGTCAAACCTAAGAAGCAAACCAAACCCCCAAAACAACCAAAACGTAAGACACAACGTTACTATAAAGAGGTTGCAACCTATGTAGTCAACGAAGCAAAGTTTAAAGCTGCAGAAAGTTTCTGCAAAGATAGGAAACTGGGTTTTAGAATACTGACCGAAGACCATTTACTCCCTAGGAAAGAAAAAAAATGAAGAAATTATATGTATTTGATTTGGATGGGGTCTTGATTGACTCAAAAGCAAACATGGAACTGGCCTTCAACAAGTTAGACACTGGTAAACCTTTTGAAGATACCACTAATACGTTTCCAAGTTACTTTAAACACATTGGTAAACCGTTCAAGGATATCTTAACTGAGATGGGTATACTTACTGACCAAGATGAGTTGATGAGAAGATACAATAGATACTCTGCAGCGAATTCTAAATTGATAAAGTTTTATGATGGTGTAGAAAAACACCTTCAATCTTTAGAAGCTGAAGGTAAAAAATTAGCCGTGGTAACTTCGAAGTCGGAATTACGAGCTAATGCTATTCTTGCTGAACTAAATGTTAAATTTGAAATTATATGTTGTCCTACTGAAGGATTGAGAGGGAAACCATCCCCCGACCAACTACTATATACCCTTGCATATTGTAACACTGACCCAAGTGATGCAGTTTATGTTGGGGATATGCAAGTAGATATGGATTGTGCAAACAGAGCTGGGGTAGATTTCATCTATGCAGAATATGGATATGGAGATATAGAATGTTGTTGGAACAGAGCAAATTCAATCGAGTCGGTTTAATACCTGCCCGATGGGGTTCATCTAGATTTGAGGGTAAACCCCTTGCATTAATCTGTGGTGAATCTATGATTAAGAGAACCTATGACCGTGCATCGATGTCGAAGAAACTAGACAAGGTCTACGTGGTTACGGATGACAATAGAATCGAATACCATTGTGAGATATTTAACATCCCCTGTATAAGAGTTGATGATGATTGTGCAACTGGAACTGATAGATGTGCAATTGCATCCAAACAAATAGATGCTGACATCTACGTTAACATCCAAGGAGACGAACCTCTAATAGACCCCGACGCAATTGATAGATTGCTTGAATACTACAATCCTAATATCGGTACTGCAAATGCATACATCGCGATAGAGCAGCCATATAAGGTTATGGATAATGATGTAGTAAAGGTAGTATTTAATAGTTATCATATGGCATTGTACTACTCACGTCTCGGTATACCTTTCCCACGAGGTGAGGATGGTAGAGTATTTCAGCAACTAGGATTGTATGCATTCTCTAAAGAACGATTGGAACTATTCACAGAATTACCTAGACAGAGTTTAGAGAAAGCTGAGAGTGTAGAGATGTTGAGATTTGTTGAAAATGGATTCGATGTTCAAATGGTTCATGTAATCGACGACGGCCTATCGGTAGACTCCCCCAAAGATATTAAACTAGTAGAAGATAGAATCAATGGATATAACTAAAGAGTGCCTACGAGAGGCCTTCGAAAATAAATCTCGGGTATCAATACCAAAGATAGCGACTCTAGCGGAATGCAAACAATGGCATCCATATGCTCCAAAACAATTCGGTAAGAATCTACTTAAGTATATCCATCATGATAACCTTTCCGAAAATAAAACCGACGATGATTCACTGAGAAACGAAGCACAGAAATTAGTTTGGTTAATAGACCAATACAAAACAGTAGGTTTCTATTCCACACCACAAGCATGGATTAAACCAAATGGTAAGTGGAGAGTTCATCCAGGCTCAGTTCGTGTAAATGCTCTGATACAATGCAAAGCTTATGAAACAAAATTCATCGTTTGGGATGACTCCAACTACTTACCCAATAACAAACAGATATCTTTTGATGATTGGATAAATGAATTCCCCATTCCCGAAGGTAGGATTTCAAGATTTGATGATGTCGAGGGTATGATTGAATTCCATATCTCTGAAGACCGTCCCGAGATGTATGATTACTATAAGGAACTAAGAGAACTATACGATGGTAAGAGGCCTCGTTTGTTTGGTTCATGTGATGATAGTATCAGACACCTATTCGATGATGACGGTAAAGTAGAAGTTAATGGTCATGTCACCGAAGATGACTTGGGTGCATTCCTAGAACTAAATCAAAACAACAAAAAAGTAATAGAAACTAATTTTACTATCGTAGGCTAAAATGCATAAATAGTTCTATGGTATCTAAAGTATTATCCACTGTAGCAAAAATGTTGCCCGAAGAACTAACCTCGGGAACTGAAGATAGTCTTCAGTGGTTCAGAACAAACGTCCGTGATTTAAAAATCAAACCTCAAGTAATTATGAGGGGACTAGAAGCAGTAACCAATACTGGACTTAAACAAGGTGGTGTTTACATGTTTCATTATGATGCAAAGTGGAAAGACACATTGCCGTATTGGGATAAGTATCCAATTGTTGTACCATTAGAATTATATAGTGATGGATTTTTGGGAATCAATATTCATTACATCTCACCTTCAATGAGAGTACCTTTGTTATCAAAGATGTTTGAATTTACTATGGAAGGTGAACAGGACGATAGGATGCAGCTTGATTATGACTTAACACAAATAGAAAGTGGGTTAAGAAATGCAGGGCCCTGTATCAAACGATATTTAACATCCCATATTGGTGCAAGGATTACTAAGGTACCTAGAGAACAATGGGAAACATTGATGATGATGCCAACGGCAAAGTTCAATGTAAACGCAAACACTGTATATGCAGACAGTAGAAGGAAAATTTAATGAGTATAACGATAGACACTTTTAAAGCAAACTTTGATACAGGTGCTAGAGCAAACCTATTCGATGTTCAACTCACATCACCAGCAGACCTAGGATGGCAATTCGAAGCAGGTGATATGCTTAGATGTAGGTCGGTAGATATGGAAGGTTCATCTTTAGGAACTAATACAAGAGACCAATACAACTCGGGGTATGATATACCCGATGGAACTGTAGACCAAGGTGGGTTTGTTGATATATCATTTATCTGCGACCAATCATTCCATGACCGTGGATTAATAGAAGCATGGCATCAATGGATTTATACTGGAGCCGAGGGTAGAGGTTCAGCACAGATACCAGTAATGAAATACTTAGATGATTATATCGGTGAAATGGTTGTGTATGCATTGAGAAAGGATGAGACACAATCAATGAAATATACGTATCATGATGTGTACCCTTCATCATTTGATTCATTTAC